CCGGGCGACAGCACCGATCCGGGGTTGGCGGGCGAGGTGGTGCGCGTGCCGGCCAGTGAGGTGATCCACGTCATCGACCCGGTCGAGGGCGGTCAGCTGCGCGGGGTCTCAAAGCTGGCACCCGCCATCGTGAAGCTCTTTCTGCTCGATCAGTACGATGACGCCGAGCTCGACCGAAAGAAGGTTGCTGCGATGTATGCGATGTTCGTGACCTCCCCCGCCCCGGAAAACCCGCTGGCATCACCCGAGGATGAGGACGGTGCAGGTGGGCTCGAGATCCGCCCGGGCCAGGTCGTGCGCCTCGATCCGGGCGAGGATGTCACCGTGGGCCAGCCCGCCGACAGCGGTGGGACATACGAGCCTTTCCAGTACCGCACGCTGCTGCAGATCTCCGCCGCCCTTGGCATCCCCTATCCCTATCTCGCCAATGACATGGTGAAGGGCAACTTCTCGAACTCGCGCCTTGCGCTGATCGAGTTCCGCCGTCGCGTCTCCGCCTGGCAGCATTCGGTCATGGTCTGGCAGCTCTGCCGCCCGGTCTATGCGCGCTGGATGGATGCGGCCGTGCTTTCGGGCGCGCTGACCCTGCCCGGCTATGAAGCCAACCGCGCCCGGCTGCTCGCCGCCGACTGGTTGCCGACCAAATGGGACTGGGTCGATCCCTTGAAGGACGCCAATGCCGAGATCGCCCAGATCGAAGCCGGGCTGAAATCCCGCACGCAGGCTATCGCCGAGCGCGGCTACGACGCTGAACAGGTCGACCGCGAGATCGCCGCGGAACATGCCCGTGAACGCGCGCTGGGCCTCGATTTTCGCCGCCCCGGATCGCCCGCACAAGGCGTACAGGCGATGCCGGTCGAGGGCATTGACCCCGACCAGACGGATCAGACCGACGATGCGCAGGACCATCCGCGCGAAGAAGAGGACCAGCCCTGATGCTCCACGCCCGTATTGCCGCGCGCGCTTTCAACACGCCGCTGTTGGTCGAACCTTCAAAAGCCATGGCGTTTCTCTCGGGCCTCGGCCCCCGCATCCTTGGTCGGCGGGTCGATCTTGTGGATGGGTCAGAAGGTCGGGACATCGATGCGGCCGCAGTACCTGCCCGCGCCAGCATCCTCGCGGGCGGGCTTGCCGACAGCTATCGCCAGCAGGGCGACGCGCCCTACACGCTGGTGGATGGCATCGCGGTGATCGAGATCGTAGGGGTGCTGATCCATCGTGGCGGCTGGATCGGGGCGTCCTCGGGCCAGACCAGCTATGAGGGCATCGCCGCGCAGATCGAAGCGGCGTCCAGCGACCCGGCCGTGCGCGGCGTGGCGCTGGAGATCGACAGTTTCGGCGGCGAGGTGGCCGGGGTGTTCGATCTTGCCGACCGCATCCGCGCGCTTCGGCGTGACAAGCCGGTATGGGCCTTTGTCGCCGAACATGCCTTCTCGGCGGGCTATGCGCTGGCCTCTCAGGCCGACCGCATCCTGCTGCCGCGCACCGGCGCGCTGGGCAGTATCGGCGTCGTGGTGATGCATGCCGATCTCAGCGGCCAGCTCGATCAGGACGGCGTGCGCGTGACGCTGATCCATGCAGGATCCCACAAGGTCGACGGCAATCCCTACGCGCCGCTGCCGGATGTTGTGCGGGGCGATATCCAGCGCGAGATCGACGTGCTGCGCATCCTCTTCGCCGAAACCGTCGCCGCCGGGCGCGCCGGGCGGCTGAGTCAGGAGGCCGCACTCGCCACCGAGGCGGCGACCTATCGCGGCGCGGACGCCGTCGTCGCAGGCCTTGCAGATGAGGTCACCGACCTCGGGCGCGGCTTTGCCGGTTTCCGGCAGCTGGTCGCGCGCACGCCCTCCCCCTCGCTTGCACGCGCCCGGCGCGCACCCCTCGCCCAAACCAGCAACCCGACCCAACCCCGAAAGGAGACCGCCATGACCCAAGAGAGCGACGGTGAGAACGCCGCGCAGGACAGCATCACGGATGCCGAAGGTCCGCGCGATACCGGAGGCAATGCGGCAGCCGAAGCGCCGGCATCCCCCGCCGCGCCGGCACCAGCGGCACCGCCCGCCGCAGCAGTTGCCCCCGAAGCATCTGCCGCCCCCACGCTGGCCGCAGCGCCGCCCGACAATCTGGCCGAGCTGTCGGCGCAGCTTCGTGAGGCCGCGGCGGGAATTGCCGAAATCGCGGCGCAGGCCGGCCGCCTCGGGATCGCCATCGACGCGGCCAAGGCGCTGCGTGAGGGCACCACGCCCGAAGCTCTGCGCCGTCTCGTTCTCGAGCGCGCAAGCGCCGCCGCCGATGCGCGCGACATTGTCGCCGCCCCGCCGTCGCCGGTCCTGCCGCAAGCGAAGGAAAGCCCGATCGTCGCGGCCGCGAAACGCGCGGCGGCATCGGGTGCGCGCAGCTGACGACCCGGTCCCCGCTCAACCCCTCTCTGCCCGACTGATCCCCCGCCGCACCGCTTCGGCGGGGGATGCCTTTTGCCCCCTTTGCATGGAGACCCATCATGAACGTCCTGACCCAACCGCCCGGCATGGGCGACATCCTCAAATACGAGGTCAACCCGAACTACACCCGCGAGACCGTGACCTTGCTGGCGGGCACGCCCTATCCCGTCGGGTCCGTCCTCGGCAAGATCACCGCCAGTGGCAAATACAAGCTGGCCACCGCTACCGGGACCGATGGTGCGCAGATCGCCTCGGCGGTGCTGCTGACGGCGGTCGATGCGACTGGCGCAGATGCCACCGGCGTCATTCTGGCACGCGGCCCGGCCATCGTCTCGCAATCGGCGCTGGTGTTTGACGCCACCGTCACCGCCGGGGCCCTGACCACCACAAAACTCGGCGAACTGGTCGCTGTCGGCATCGTGCCGCGCACCGCCGCCTGATCCACATCGCGGCGGACCTTTCGCCGCGCATGATCTCACCCCTCAAATCACGGAGTTTCCCCATGCCCATCACCCGCAACCCGTTTGACGCTGGCGGCTATTCGCTGTCCGAGATGACGCAGGCCATCAACATCCTGCCCAACCTCTACACCCGCCTCGGCCAGATCGGCCTCTTCCGCTTCGAGGGCGTCACGCAGCGCTCCATCGTCATCGAGCAGCGCGCGGGGGTGCTGAGCCTGCTGCCCTCGGTGCCGCTCGGCGCGCCCGCCACCGTCGGCAACCGCGAGAGCCGCGCGATGCGCAGCTTCGCGCTGCCGTGGATCCCGCATGACGACGTAATCCTGCCCGCCGACATTCAGGGCATGCCGAGCTTGGGCCTCTCGGACGCCGCCGACCCGCTGGTCGAGGTGATGAACCGCAAGCTGACGTTGATGCGCCGCAAGCATGCCCAGACCCGCGAATACATGGAGATGAACGCGCTGCGCGGCATCCTCAAGGATGGCGCGGGCACCACGCTTTACGACTACTTCACCGAATTCGGGATCGCGCAGATCTCCGTCGACTTCGTGTTCGGCACCGCAGGGACCAACATCCAGGGGAAGGTCCGCACCACCCTGCGCGGGATCGAGGACAACCTGCTGGGCGAGACCATGACCACCGCGCATGCGCTGGTCAGCTCGGAGTTCTTCGACAAGCTGATCAGCCACCCCAAAACCGAGGACGCCTACAAGTTCTTCTCGGCCACCGGCGGCCAGCCGCTGCGCGAGGACATGCGCCGCGCCTTTCCGTTCGCGGGGATCCTCTTCGAGGAATACAACGGCTCGGTCACGCTGTCATCCGGCACCTCGGAACGGCTGATCCCCACCGGCGAGGGCATTGCCTTCCCGATGGGCACCTTCGACACCTTCACCACCTATGGCGGCCCCGCGAACCTGCTGGAAACCGCCAATACCATCGGCCTGCCGCTCTATGCCCGCCAGATGATCGACGCCAAGGGCCGCTGGATCGATCTGATGACCGAGGCCTCGATCCTGCCGGTCAACAAGCGCCCGCGGCTGGCGATCCGCCTGCACAGCTCGAACTGACGGGGCGGGCCATGTCCATCTTTGCTGCCGTCATCGACACGCTCTTCGGCGATCCGCACATGGCCCGCGACGCGGTCTATACAGCCGATGGCGGCACCCCGGCCCTCGTCCGCGCGGTCACACGCCGCGCGGACGAGGTGACCAACTTTGGCGATGCCCGCCTTTGGTCGGAAACCACCCGCATCGACCTGCGCGTGGCCGAGGTGGCGAACCCGCGCCCGGGAGACCGGATCGAGATCGACACTGAGGCCTTCCTCATCCAGGGCGAGCCCGTTCGCGACCGCGAGCGGCTGGTCTGGACCGTTGATCTGAGGCCCGCATGAAAATCGGCGTGAAAATATCTCCCGATATCGTGGCGCTGATGGCAGCCGAGGTAAAGGCAGGCCAGAAGGCGGTCTCGACCACGATGGCCGAGGCCGGGGCCAGCCTCAAATCTGCGTGGCGGGTGCAGATCACCGGCGCAGGTCTGGGCCAGCGGCTGGCCAACACCATCCGGTCGCAGACCTATCCCAAGGGTCGCAACAGCCTCGACGCGGCAGCGCTGGTCTGGTCGAACGCCCCGGTGATCATCGGCGCGCATGACACCGGGCCGCTGATCCGCTCGAAAAACGGGTTCTG